CGTCCCGGTGGAGCGTCTGAGTCGTCGGGCCGACCTTGCCGCCGAGGAGCCGGACCTGACGCGCGGCCTCGCTCATTCCGTCCTCGTACGTTCGCGGGATCGCCGTCTCGGCCCAGTTCTTCGATCCGGCCTCGAGCCGTGATCGGATCCCGGCCGCGTTCTTCTGATACTGGGCGATCCACTCGGACACTTGACCGGGATGAGTCCTGATCGAGCGCGATCTGTTCGCGAGTTTGAGGAGATCGGCCTCGGCCTCCCGGAACAGTCTCGAGAGTTCGGCCTGAGCCCGGCGCGATTCCGCCAGTCTAGCGGCCCTGAGAGCCGCGCTCGCGCTCGCCGCGATCGCCATTGACTAGATCCCCGGTTGAGCGGCCTCGGCGGCCTCCTCGGCCTCCTCCTCGCGCTCAGTCGGTTCGCCGATCGACGTCTGGATCTGGATCGGCGCGTTCCGCTCGCCCGGCCCGGCCGGAGCCGACGGAGTCTGTTCGGCGGCCTCGTCTGCGAGCGCCTGAATCTCGTCCTCGTCCTTGTCCGGGTACAGTTCGCGGAGCGCCTGAGTCGTCGAGATCAGACCCGCGACTTTCTTCTGGACGACGAGCGTCGTGACCTCAGTCTCGTCGCGCGGGAGCCCGTCCTGCCATTGAATCGAGACGGAGTCGAATCCCGGCGAGTCCGGCCGCCCGGCCATTCGCTCGAGCCCGGCCGCCGCGACGAGAACGTTCTCGATCGCCGGAGTGATCCTCGTCCGGAGACGGTTGACGTGTGCAAGCGGAGCCATCATGAGACGCCGGAGCGCGGATCCTGACTCGGCGAGTCCCTGTTGAATCTGACCGAACGCCGCCGGGCTCGTCTCCGAAATGACGTAGAGCCATTGAGTCAGAGACTCGAGTTCCCGAAACGCGTTCTCGAGCGATCCATCCCAGACGACGTACTGAGGAGGAGTCTCGCCCGGCCCGACCGGGAAGAACCGTCCGCCGCCCCGGAACCGATACGAGCCCGTGTCCGGATCGTACTCGAGCGCGCTCTCCGGCCCGCTCATGTTCGGATCCGAGTGTTTGTCGAGGATCTTCGCGATCTGGGCGAGACGAATGTCGATCTCCTGCATGATCGGATCGAGATCGGCGTAGTCGTCCTGACCGAGAGCCGTGTCCGTCGTCGTGACGTTCGACGCCTGAGAGACGAGGATCAGATCGAGCCCGGTTCGCGTGATCTGCTCGTCGATCAGATCGCGGATCACGGTCCCGTCCTCGTCCATCGTGTACCGCCGCGTCGTGATCTGGCCGGGCTCGTGGATCTCGGCGACGAGGATCCTCTGTACGCCGGACGGAACGACGACGCCGAACACATGAGCGGAGATCCGCTTTCCGTTCAGCGGATCGAGGACCGGGATCCAGAACCGGGGATTCCGCGCCTCGACGTACGCCCTCGAGCCGTCGTACCGCGCGCCGATCAGACCGTCGCCGTACCTCGAGACGTCGATCGCGACCTCGTACAGTTCGTTCCGGAGATCGTTCTCAGTCACGAGCCGATCGAGGTGAGTCTGTTCGGGAGATCCGGGATCTCCGGCCGCGAATCCGGGCGGCTCGCCGAGGAGCAGATCGGCCCAGAGCAGGGAGAGTCGGCGCTGAAAGTTCAGATAGATCTCGAGCGACGCGTTCAGATCTGATCGGATCGTCCGGATCCAGTCGCGGTATACGCCCTCCTGACGTCCCTCGAATAGCGCGCGATTGTCCCGGTATCGGTTGAACCTCGGTCGCTCCTGTTCCGGCGGCCACGCCGCGCCTCGCTCAAACAGGTTCTCGACGTCGATCACGGCCATACGCGAATCACCATCCGTCCGGTTTAGGCGCGGGACCGATCATTCGGCCGCGCGTGACCTCGATCCCGGCGTATGAGGCCGTGTCTACCTGATCGTCATGAGCGCCGTACGGGAAATGGAGTAACTCGTACTCCCAGTCGGCGAGCCATGAGACAGTCCGTTTATGGTATATCATCCCGGCCTCGTACCGTGTAGCGACGGAGAGCGCCCGGCTCATCTTGTCCGTCTCTGCCCGGAGTTCCCGGATCGGGAGTCCCTCGCGCCTCATCTGCTGAACGAGCGTCATTTGATACCCGACGCGCTCGATCCCTATGTACGCCGGGCGGTACTCGTTCCAGATCTTCCGGATCAGACCCGGTTGATCCGGCCCCTCCGCTTTCGTCCGGAGGACGTCGAGGAGGAGCATATCCCGCTTCTTCGTGACTCCCCACGTCGAGATCACGAAATAATCGCTCTGAGCGCCCGTCGTGACCGCGAGATCGACGATCGAGAACTTCCAGATCTCCGCGTCCGGAACGATCACGTCGCCGTCCGGAGTGTGGAGGACGTAGATCGCCCGGCCGCCCTCGAGCCGCTCGTCGAAATACCTGAACTGGCCGCTCTTGAAGAACGCGCCCTCGAGCGGAGCCGGACGCTGTTGGTAGAGCGCGCTCCACCAGTACGATCCGATCGTCCTCCTGATCGTGTCGAGCCGATCGACGGGATACCGCTCCGGCCAGAGCGCCGTCCCGGACGGGCGGTTCAGCGGATCCTCGAGCCCGTCCTCGGAGAGAGCCGCGAGGTTCAGTACGCGCCAGACCTCGCCGGACTCGTCGGCCCCGGTCAGGATCCTCCCGGCCAGATCGTCCTCGTGCCACCGCGTTTGCAGAAGAACGACGGCCCCGCCGGGCTCGAGCCGCGTGTACGCCGTCGACGCGTACCACTCCCACGTCTTGTCCCGGTAGACCTGCGAGTTCGCCTGTTCGGCGTTCTTCACGGGATCGTCGATCACGAGCAGATCGCCGCCGCGCCCGGTCAGAGGACCGCCGACGCCCGTCGTCGTCATGGATCCGCCGCCCGTGATCTCCCACGAGTTACGCGCCGATCGGGACGTCGAGAGTTCGACGCCGTAGATCGAGCCGTGATCGCGGATCAGTTCTCGAGCGCGCTCGCCCCAGACGCCCGCGAAATCGGCCTCGTACGACGCGAGGATCACGTCTCGCCGGAGCCGCGCGACGATCCACGCCGGGAACGCTCGAGAGATCATGTTCGACTTCCCGTGTCTCGGCGGGAGCGTGACGAGGAGCCGGAGACAGAGCCCGGCCGCGACGTCGAGGAGCGCGTCGTTCAGGAGTCGCAGGTGAGACGGGTACTGAAACCGCTCGCCGTCTGCGAGCCGGAGGAGCCCCGCCGGGCTCGCTTTCGCGAGCGTCCCCAGATTGAGCGGAGTCTTGACCGGGCTCATTCGTCAGAGATCGTGAACGGCCCGGCGTCGATCGTCAGATCGCCGGATCCGCCGGAGATCTCCGCGATCAGATCGTCGATCGCCCGGCGCGCGACCTCGCTCGTGAGAGCGGCCGACGCGATCCGCTCGTCGTCGATCGTCCTGATCGTCTGCTCGATCTTGTCCTGACGGCCCCATCTGGCCGGGTATCTGCGACCGAGGAACTCGAGCAGGACGCGCGGATCCTCGGACGTCGAGACGATCCCCGCGATCGTGACCTCTGCTCGAGCGTCCGCGCGCGTGACGGCCTCCGCGAACTCCGCGTACCGCGCCTCCCTGCGATCGAGGACGAGTGTCGGATCGACCGCGTCCGGATCCTCGGCGAGAGAGCGCGCCTCCTCGACTTTCTCGAGAGCGGCCTCCCCTCGCTCGAGCCATGCGTAATACGACGACTCAGCGATCCCGACCGCGCGACAGACCGGGCCGACGTAGTTCCCGAGTCTGAGGAGCCCGGCGATCTCCTCGATCAGATCGGGCTCGCGCTCGAGACGCGATCGTTTCCCGACTGGTTTCGGAGCCGCTTTCTTCCGCGCCGTCACGAGACGCTCCCCGGACGGTACGATCCCGGCCCGTCGTACGCGATCATCCCGAGATCGACCTGACGCCGGAGCCGACGATGAGTGACCGACGGAGACAGCCCGGCCTCTGTTGCGACTGAACGAATCGTCGCCCGGCCGTCCCGGATCCAGACGCGCGAAAGCGCCGACAGAATCCGCCCGTCGATCACGGGAACTGGACTCCATCGGCGCTCTGTATGTGTCGCGCTCTGAGAGCCGATCTCCGGCCCTCCGGCCGTGTCATACGGCCCGTGTATCATCTTTGCCTCCTCGAGCGCGTAGACCGGGCTCTGAGACGTCCTTATCGTACCATCGGACCCAGAGCCCGGACTCTCGCGCGTCGACCTCGAAATCGACGTCCCGGATCAGGAGATACCGATCGTCTGTTACGACGATCCCCTCGAGGACGTCGCCGATCAGTTTGTGGAGATTGTGAATGTCGCGCCTCCGGCGATCCGGCCAGACGACCTCGAGTTCGAGGACGACTTTCGACTCTCTGATCTTCCATCCCTCGCGCCGGGCGGCCACTCGAGCGACCATCCCGGCCGTATTCATCCAGATCTGGGCCTCGTCGGTCAGGACTCGCGCCTGACGGACGATCCGCTCGCCCCTCCCGTTCGTCGTCGAGTACGGCGCGTTCTTGTACGCGTGATTCACACTCGGCGGGATCGGGATCTTGATCGTGACCGATTCGCTCATACGTCGGGCTCGAACTTGAACGTCCGCCGGAACGAATCGCCCGGCCGGAGAACCGTCTCCCACCGATCATCGGCCTCGATGAGTACCTCGTAGTCTTTGCGATCGACCACTTCCAGATTCAGAATGTACCGCTCGTCGGCGAGCCCGTAGAACGTGATCGAGAACGACGCGTCGCCCTCGCGAACGACCTCGACGTGATCGAAATCGACGGGCTCGAGCGCCTCGAGATCCCAGAGGATCGCCCGCTCTTGAAGATCCTCGAGCCATTCGTCCGAGAGCCGGAAGGATCCCCGGAACGCCGGGTACTCCCTGAAATCGGTCATTCGATCTCCTCCCCGGACGGAGCCGGAGTCGTCCCGGACAGATCCGGGAGTTCGTCCTCGTACCAGTACGCCGGATCGAATCCCTCCGGCTCTGACGACGTGACGATCGGAGCCGGGACCGATCTCGTCGAGTGATCCTGATCCCCTGAGCCCCAGAACGCGACGATCCCGGCCACGATCGCGAGCGCGATCACGAACAGAGCGAGAGCGAGGATCATCCTGATCGCGATTGAGCCGCGAGATCCGGCCCTCGAGTGTCTCGCCTCGTACGTCATGACTGATCTCCCTCCCCGGCCGCGAGATCGAGCGAGATCTGACGGCCCCTATTCGCGATCTCCTCGAGACGCTCGTCTCCGACGAACTCTGCATCCCAGAGATCCGCGACTCGAAACAGAACGTTCCCCTCCCCGGCCGCGTACGCCGCCGAGATCTCCCGGACGTTTCCCGTGATCGAGCCGAACTTGCCGAGAGTGTAGACCGTGACTCC